TAAAACGTATAAAATCAAAAACCAATGAAAACAATAAATAACGATATTTTAGACAAAGTAATTCACTTTTGGAGAAATGGAGCAGAACCACCACTTAATTTAGGAATGGGATGCTTCAATGAATACTACGGATTGAAAATGGGAACGGTAACGGATATTACTGGTTATCCTTATTCTGGAAAAACTTTACTACTCAAAGAGATTCTTGTAAATTCTTATTTAAAACATAATTTAAAACATTGCTTGTACTTGCCAGATGATGGCGATACACTTGAGATAATTGCAAACCTTACTCACAAGCTGAGTGGAAAGACTTTTGATAAAAAATACAAAAACAATTTAACAGAGAACGAAGTTTATCAATACGCAACTCAGATTCTTAATGACTTTGTAATTGTTTCAGATGACAATGTAATAAGTCCAATTGAGTTTTGGGAGAAGTCTATTGAAATGGGATGCGATACTGCAAGTATTGATTCGTGGAATGTAATGTCTCATCCTGATAGTATGGGTACTTCATACTTAGCAAAAACACTAAGCACAAGAAACCGACTTGCTCAAGTAAACAATAAACACTTTTTTACTATCATTCATCCTAAAAACCCAACATCAGTAAACTACGACAGAAAGACTGGAAAGTTAAAAGAACCAAGTACATTCGATTTGATGGGTGGTTCTGAATGGAACAATAACGGAAAGAATATAATAGTTGTTCACAAGCAAGAGAGAGAGGGTATGGAGTATGAAATCCACATAAAGAAAACCAAGCCAAGAATAGTTGGAATGACTGGAATGGTAACAATGAACTTTGACATTCCAAGCCAAAGATTTTACGAAGATTCAGGATTTGATAAACAATTCTTTTATGACAATGGATTTATCCAGCCTAAAAAATTAGATTTGTCAAAAGTTCAAAATGCTTTTGAAACTAATAACGAAACACCTTTTTAAAATGAACGAAAGATTATTTGAAAAAATACTGCTACTTGGACAAATAAAATCCTTTGAAGTTTACATAAGCGACTTTGTAAAAGATATTGACGAAAGCAAACCGAATGATAAATGGAAAAGCATTTCGCAAAGATTCAAAGATAACTTGATAGTGTTAAATGATGCCACAAGAATAATCAACTATTTGGAGGAGGAGAACAACAACCTTTTGAAACTTGCTAAATTTACTGAGCAGATGGAAGAAACTATTTACAAGTTGGAAAACTTTGACAGACTGAAACAAGAGAATCATCAACTAAAAAATAGTATAAAATAATTTGACTATATTTGTCAAAATGATTGAGCAGATATACTATTGTGAAACTTGCCGAAACTACGCCAAAAGCATAGCTGGAGAAGAACACGAAGAAATTTTTTCTATTGCTCTGGAAAAAATAATTGTTCAAAATCCACAAAATGTCGATAATTATAAGTCTTACTTTTATACAGTGCTTAGAACTGTTTACTTAGATTGGGTAAAAATTAATGATAAATTTGTGTTTGACGAAGAAATTATAGAGGAACAAGAAGAGGTTAATTATTACAAATTAGCTTTAGAATCATTCTTGGAAAAAGAAACCGATAACGAAGAATACAAATTTTACCAAGATTTAATTTACCTATCTTTTGAGAATAGCAAACTTTCTCTTTGTGAAAAATTAAAACTAAGAAGAGCTAATCTGGACTTATATTTAAACCAAGCACACAAATTAATAAAAGATGAATATAATAGAACTATGGGCATTTAGCCTTGCAACAATATTATTTTTAAAAGACAACTTACAATTGTTTTTTCACTTAAAAGTAAAAATGGGATATTCTCCGACTGAAGAAGTAAAACCTTTTGATTGCTACTTTTGTCTTATAATGTGGACTTTTGTACTTGTATCAATTATTTCACTTAACTGGTTAATGATTCCAATAGGATTTGTAACTGCTAAAATAATAGACAAACTATGGAGCTAAAAGATTTCAAAGAGAAGCTGGAACAGAAACAACAAGGAATGAATATTGCTTTATCCTCAGCACAAAGAACTTATTTATATGGAAGTTATTACGAGATAACTGGAAGAACTGCCAACATTAATTGTTCTTCTTGTGATACTTATACCTACAAAATACTGCTGAACTATCTTAAAATACAAGAACCAACAGACAAAACAATTACTGAGCAGTACGAAGAGAAGTATAATAAACCAGTACCGAACAGATATAAGAATGATGCTGAATGGATAAAATCAAAACTATAAACTATGCACCCATCAAGAATATTTAAAACACCAGAAGACTTAGAACAAGCATTTACAGAATATAAACTTTCATTAAAAAATACTGCGAAGAAATGGGAGAAGATTCAGTATGTTGGAAAAGATGGTTCTAAAAAAACAGATTATCCTAAACTTGCATTATCATTAGATGGTTTTGAGGTTTGGTATTATAATGAAAATAAGAAATTTATAGGGCAATATTTTGATAATAAAGATAAATTGTATAGTGACTTCGTTGCTATCTGTTCGCATATAAGGAAAGAAATTCGAGCTGACCAGATTCAAGGAGGCTTGTTAGGATTTTACAACCCAAGTATTACGCAAAGATTAAACAATCTCAAAGAAGAAACAGTAAATACCAATAATCAAAATATTCAGCTTTTAAATAACGACCCATTGGATGATTCAGGTAACAACGGCACTTCGTAAAATAACAAGTAGTAGAAGTAAAATAACGGTTGTTCAAGGTGGGCAAGGTGCAAGTAAAACTTTTTCAATCCTTATGCTACTTATCAATCATTGTTCAAATGTAGAGGGTAGAGAGGTTCTTATTTTATCGGCTGAACTTACAAAGATGAGGTTAACTGTAATAAAAGACTTTGTCAAGATTATGCGAATGTATGGAATTTATCAAGATTCAAGATTCATCTCTGGAACTCTTTACAGGTTCCCTAATGGTTCTTTTATAAAGTTTATTGGCTTGGATAAGTCAGATGTAGGAAAGGGGTTAAGAAGTGATGTGGCGTACTTCAATGAAGTAAACAAAATTGATTCTGAAACATACCGACAAGTTGCAAGTAGGGCTAAAAAAGTGTATGCCGATTTTAACCCTGATGCAGAGTTTTTCATACACAAGGAAGTTATACCAAGAGAGGATTGCGACTTTATAAAACTTACCTTTTTAGATAATGAGCAATTGGATTCTGGAGAAAGGGATGAGATTCTAAGATATAAAGAACTTGGATATAATTCTGCTGGAGAAGTGCTAAATAAATACTGGGCAAATAAGTGGAGGGTGTACGGACTCGGGGAAGTTGGTTCGATAGATGGAGCAGTATTTGAAAGGTGGGAATCAATAGAGATGCCATCAGATGCAAGGCTATTGTATTACGGTTGTGATTTTGGTTATGCTACTTCAAAGTTTGCAGTATTGGGAGTTTACAATTGGAATGGCAGAATAGTTTTAAAGGAGTTTGTTTATAAGACTAACCTAACAAACCAGCAAGGAGCTGAGGAGTTTAAAAGAGTAGGTTATAATGGTGGAGTTGTTTATTGTGATTATGCAGAACCGAAGTCGATAAGAGAGTTACAGATTGAGGGAATACAAGCAGTAAAATGTGGAAGCAAACAAGATATAAAAGCATTTGCAATTCAAAACTTAAATAAGGATTTGTTTTATGTGGATTCAGCAAGTGAGAATCTACAAAAGGAGTTAAGGTATTACGTTTATGATGAGAAGACTGGCAAACCAAGAAAGACAAACGAAGACCATTTAATGGATGCAATGTTATACGCAATAGGCTCAGGAGATAAATTTAACGGAAAATACAGATAGATAAAGATGATAGATTTAAGATTAGGCGATTGCCTTGAAATAATGAAAACGATTGAAGATGATAGTATTGACGCAATCATAACAGACCCACCATACGGAACAACAGCCTGTAAGTGGGATAGTGTTATAGACTTTGAATTAATGTGGGAGCAACTTAATAGAATTATAAAACTTAACGGTGCTATTGTTTTATTTGGAAGTGAGCCTTTTAGTAGTGCTTTACGAATGAGTAATATTAAGAACTTTAAATATGATTGGATATGGCATAAAAATAATAAAACAGGTTTTTTAAATGCAAAAAAAATGCCATTAAAGAATATAGAAGTTATATCTGTTTTTATTGAAAATATAAAGTATAACCCCCAAGGCTTAAAGAAATTTAATAAGATAGTCAAAAGAAGTAGTTTAGGAAGTGTTCATCAATTACCGACAAGGGGTACTGAGAACTTTCAAAAATTTACTAATTATCCCACTCAATATTT